CCTTGATCGGAGTGACCCGCCAAGCGTGTTCATCATCTTCAGTGGGTTCCCCGCAATCTACGAGAACACGCAGATCCTGTTGAACTACACCGCTGGGCATTCTGATCTCCCTTCAGACCTGCAGCACGCTGTGATTTCATTCGTTGGTGCTTGGTACAACAACCCTGAGGCGTTGAGCCCGATCACGCTGCAGGAGGTGCCTATGAGCGCTCGATTTATCCTTGACACCTTGAAGGTGCGAGGATCGCTCACATGATCGGCGCGGGAACCATGAAATGGAATTGCTCAGTCAGACGCAGAGACGCTGTCGATACTCTCGGCAAGCGCACGAACGCTGAAACAGTGGTGACATCGTTCCGATGCGCTGTGTACGACAGCGGGGCCACCGAACAGGACTACGGAGGAGGAGCAGCAGAGTCTCGCTCCTACGAAGTCAAGACTCGGTGGACATCGACGATCGCTGCACTGAGCTCGCGCTGCTACTTCGTGCTTACCGACGGTGTCAGCACGATCACAGCAAACATCACAGGCATCACCAACAGCCACATGAAGAACCGCGAACTGGTGTTTACCGTTGAGGAGATCATCAAGTGAGCATCTACACCGCAGTCAAGGTGATGCTCCAGTCGATGACTACCGTCGCGGATGCCGACATCACATACGGTCAACGGAATCAGACTTCCGCAACATTCCCCTGCATCACCTATCTGATCGACAGCATCGAAGATCTCTCTCTTGGATCTAACCCGCTTCGCAAGTGCACGATCACCATTAAGGTCTACTCCTTGGTGTCTGCGCTTGAAGCGGTCTCAATCTCTGCTGATGTGGTGACGGCTGTTGCTACTGGAACCTTTGATTCAATCGTGTTCCAAGGTGTCGCCCAAGTTGCCAGCATTCTTGACGAACCAACAAGCGGCGATGGCGAAGAAACCAACCCGTTCATCTGCACCACGACCGCTCAAATCTATTACCAAGCATAAAGGCTCGCCATGGCTTCTACCTCATCAGTTGCATCTTTCATTTACAACTCTGTCACTCACGCTGCAGTGGGATCGTGCGCGGTTTCATCACAGCGCCCCGTGATCGATGTCACCTACATCGGTTCGTACAACACCTACTCGGCCCCTGGCTTGTTGTCTACAGCGCTCACGCTTGATGTCTTTATCGACTGCACATCACACGCGACATTACTTACAAACCTTGCCGACGCTGAGATTCCGCGAGCGTTCACGGTGACATTTGTGACAGGGGACACCATTACGGGCACCGCCTATGTGACAGGATTTGACGCTTCAATTGTGTCTGGTGATGTCTCACGCGCATCGTTCACGCTTGTATGCGATGGCGCAGTTACCTTTGATGGGAATGTTGCAGTCAAGGGAGCATCTGAACCAGCATGAGCGTAAAGAAGTCACCAGTTGATGTGCGCTCGATGTTCCTGCTGAAGGATCAATTCGTAGATGTGCGCGGGATATCTCTTTGCCTGCGAAGGCCAAGCGTGCTCGATTTCATTGCGGCCATCGAGTTCTCGAAGAAGTGCCCAGACCATTTCAGCGCTTGGCTCGTCTGGCAACACTTGCACCAATCAACACTGCCTGTCTTCTCTTCTTTGGACGATGTGCTGCAATGCGATGTCTCGCTAGTCAACGAGATCGCGGAGCACATTGAGAAGCTTTACGGTGAAGGAAAACATTGACCCCACAGCGCTACGGGTGCTACTCGCTGTCAGGGATATCACTGCACTTCCGCTCGATCAACAGTGTTGTCTTCTCGCTCTTCAGTTGAAGTCCGATGAGATAGATATGGATGACATTCATGCCCGTCTCGTGGAAGGTAGATCCCGCGTCAATCTCCAAACTGCAGCGCGAACTCAGTGAGATTCCCCGCAAGGTGATTCTCAAGGGTGGACGCAGAGGCATGGTCCTCTGGGCAGAGGAGGTCAAAGCGTCAATCCGCTCTAATCTTTCCACTGTTGGCTTTGACAGCGCGTCAATCCGTAGGTCAATCGTGCACAAGATTGTCCGCTTGAAGCGCGGCAAGGGTCTGTGGGTCGGTGTTGGTGTTGCAGCAGGCAAGGCATGGGGAACGCGAAACTTCTACATCGCCCACCTTGCCCGTTGGTACGAAACAGGTTGGACTCCTTACCCCAAGGGCAGGCCAACAGACAAGACTGGAAAGAATTGGCGCAAAGGCTTGCGCGTCGGTAGCGGTGCAAGGATTTACAGCACTGACTTCATTCAGCAATCAACGCAACCAGCGTGGCAAAAACTGCCCGATTACATTGCGAAAGCAGTGCAAGCGGAACTGAACAAGCCTGAGAAACTCTGATGGCAAAAAAGGTTTCACCACTCGTCATCCCCGCAGTCCTCGACACCTCTGGCATCGCTAGGGGTGTTCGCGATGTCAACACGCGCCTGAAGGGAATCCGCGGTGGGAGCGCAGGCTCTCGCGGGTTCCCAGGAGGCGCGGGTGGACTCACTGGCGGCGGCGGCATCAACCCACACGCGATGGGAGCATCAGCAGCACTCGCGCAGGGATTCGGCGCGGCTCTGGGCACCGGTGGCGCTGCAGGGTTTCAAGCATTGCGCCAACAACAACAGCAGCAGCGCGAAGCTTTGCGAGCAGGCGCGTCTCGTTTCTTTGATGCTGGTCCTCGCACAGGCTCCCGACGCTACGGGCAGGGGCGCGGGGTGACCTTCAAGCAGACGGGTGGACCAAGCGGCGAGACGATGTCAAACTTCTATGCGGGTGTCGATGAAATGAACGCAGGCATCAACCGACGCAATGCGCAACGCATGAAGATGCTCCGCTCATCTCGTCTTGGCTTCGGCGGTCGGCTCAACGCGATCGATACCGCGAGTGAGGGCGGTCTCGGCCCTGCCATCGGCATTGGAGCAGGGATGTTCATGGGTGCGGTCGCCAAGACTGACAAGTTCAGCGAGGGGATGCAGGCTCAATTCGCGGGGCGGCAAGATGCGTTTTCTCAGAAGATGAGCGCACGCTATGCAGGGGCATCAGAGACACCAGGAGGGTTCCGCAGGGGGCTCGAAGCCATCCAACCATCTGGAGGGGGCAGGAGTTCGCTAGAGCGATTTGGGGGTCTCCTAGAGCGTGGATCTGAGGATGTCACTGTGACCGCAATCAAGGCGGCCGACAAACTCGCGAGCGGGTTCATGTCGGGAGTCGAGGGCCTTGCAAACATGGTCACTGGTGGTCGCTACGGATTCGCGAAATCGATTATCGATCTGAGAGAGCAAAGCAACATTATGAACGCAAAGCGAGCACTGCAATGAGCAACGCTGCCTATTTCACCGCTGCATCAGGCGCAAACACATTTGTCCGTTGGAAACAATCCCAACAACTCTCTCTCTCTGATTACGGTGGCCAGCACGAAATCATTGAGTCCTACCTGATAGCAAAGGCAGTTTCTGCGACAGGCATTGAGTTGCCGATTGATTTCAATGGTGCTGATCTTGGTGCAATGCAAACTGCAGGTGTGGTGCCCTATGTGGGCGGCACCTACGGCTCAGATTGGGCAGGCACTTCAAATGTCTCAACCAACAAGCACCGATGCAGGTCGATCGAATTTGAAATCATGCCTGCCAACAAGACCAAGTGCACGATTCATTGGACCTCGTACTGGTCCAATGTGCCTGGCGATGCGTCTAAACAATTGTTACCCGCATCGATTGAACTGCAGTCTTCCCTCCGAACAATGACCCGATATCGGCACGATGTCTCGGTTGCCCCACCAGCCACACTAGATGTATCTGCCGCAGACATTGGCGGTGATCCTGTTGCGCTGTTTGGCATCTTTGCCACGACCACGGTGCCACAGGTGCGCATCCGCATTCGGCTGATTCGCGATGCGCTCGTTGACGATGTCAACAGCATCAGCACGGCAATCCTTGCGATCTCAAACACTAAGAACTCAGACACTTTCTTTGGCTACACCGCTGGTCAATTGCTCTGTGATGGTGCCTCGATGATTCATCTCGGCGGCAACTACTACGAAGTGATCTTTGAGCTGCTTGCGGATTCGTACTTTCGTCACGAACAGGTACCGAAGTACAACAACGATGGGACCATAGCGATGACCGCAGACAATGCGACTGAGGTGAAATGGAAGCGGCAAAAGCACGAAGCCTCTGCGTTCTCTGCAATCTGGTTTGGCGACAGCGGAGGAGCGCCATCACTGGCTTACATTACCCAGAGGGGATACTGGAGCACTTACTGATGGATAAGAAGAACATTGCCAACAATCGACCCGCAGACATTGCGAACTTCTGCAGACCGCAACCGCCAAAACTGAACCCCTTCAGGCTCATGTTTGTTGTGTCATCTGCTGCTATCTCTGGCAGTTCGTACCGTTGGCTCTACAAGCTGCAACCCGCTCGCGTAGGGAATTCGCCGTCCTACGACCCCGAACTGATTGCCACAGAGTTAGCAACTTACGATGGCCTTTCGATGTCAGAACTTAGCAACGACATCGGTGCTGCAAAGTGCTCCTACGGGGTTCTGATTTCCAACTTGCCCACAGGCATTGTCCCCGTCAAGATCCCCTCAGAGTCGTTCGTGCTGGCGATGTCAACTACAACACTCGAAGGCAAACAGGTCTATTTAATCGTCAACACTCAGGCCGTCGATGGCGCCTGCCCCGTCTAAGGAACCCAATGCCAGCCAACTACGACATCACAAACCATCAGGGCGACACCTTTAATCTTTCCTTTCAATTAGCAGGGAACCTTACTGCTGCAACACCAAGAATGGACCTTGTAACGGCCTTTGGAGCATCCCCGACGCTCTCACTTACTGGCGCAAGCGGGATCACTTCGTCGTACACATCGCCAAACACCACCTTCACGGTCACCGTAAGTGCTGCAGCTTCGGCTGGACTTGCTGCAGGGACCATCTATCTCTATGACTTCCAACTAAGTGTGGGCGGCGTGATCACCACCTACCTCTCAGGCACCTTCACGCAGAACCCAGAGGCCACGGTATGAGTGAGATCACCATCACCCCGCCAAGCATCATCGGGCTGTCTGTGACTGCCCCAAATGTGCTTGCACTCCAGGTGATTGCAAAGGAGGCGGTAGTCCTTACGGTGGGTGATGTGACCATTGCTGCAGTTGCACTGGTGGGCGATTGCACAGGGGCAAGCGGAGCCAACACCGTAGTCGGTATCAGGGGTCAAACCATTCAGAGCGGCACCCCTGCAATTGGATCGTTTCTGCGCTATTCGGGGACATTGTGGGCCAAGGTTTTGATAAGTGAGTATGTCAAAACTTCGTACTACAGCACCACCTACTCTGATAAGTCGCTTAGTAATTCAAGCACAACAGTACAGAATGTGTTTCCAAGTGCTGCGGATACGATTGCTCTGGATGCAAACTCGGT